TCCCGGACCTTCTCGTTGCTGGACTCGGCTTCCTTCTCGGCCTTGGCTTGTTCTTCCCGCAGGTCCATGACCGAGGTTTTGGCGTTCTCGTTGGCGAGTTCCGCTTTCGCCATGTTGTTTTCAAGGCGGGCCATCTGGTCATCGGTAGACTTCGGATCAGCGGCTGCCTTGTTGTAGGCGTCCGTTGCTTCCTTGTAGGCCAGGGCGGTGTCTACAGCTTTGAGGTTGGCGGCCTCCAGTTGCCCTGCCACCTTGGTGACCTTTTCGGCTGCGTCTTCCCGGGCCTTGACCAAGTCTTCCTGGGCCTCGATGACGTCCCGGGCGGCCTTTGCCTCATCCCGTTCGGCCATTTCGACTGCTTTGGCCGCTGCTTTCTGTGCCTCAGAAACTGCAAGGGTGACCTCCTGCAGGCTGCGCTTGGCGTCCGCAACACGGCGTGCCGCGTTCTCTTGGGCCTCGGCTGCGTTCTCCTCGGCCACGGTGATGGCCAGCATCGCGTCTTCGACCGCCATGGCAGCCAGTCGGGGGTTAGTCGTGGAGATCGCGCTTCCCGCCTCCGTGGCGGCCTTCAGCGCTTCCCCGATGCCGGAGAAAGCGGCCATCAGGGTACCGGCTCCGGCGCCGATGGACATCAGCCCGGCCGGGACCAGAGCCGCGACACCTGCCAGGGAAGACAGGGAACTGGCGAAGGTCAGGGCGCTGCCGGAAGCCGCAAGCACGGCGGATCCTGCTGCGCCGGCGGCCGGGGTGATGGCCGAGAGACCACCGATGACGCCGACGAAGGCCTGGGTGAAGGCCTTGCCGCTGCGGGCTCCCTCGGTGGCGACCTCTTTGGACATCTTCCGGAAGTCCAGGCTGACCTGCTTGGTGCTCCGTGAGGAGGCCGCGGCCAGCCGGTCCTGGGCTGCTTCCAGATCGCGGGTTGACCTCGCGGTGCTGTCCTGCGCGTCCTTGACCCTGCGGTGGGCTGCTGCCAGCCGTTCCTGGGCGGCAATGACCGACTTGGAGTCATCAGCGCCCTTCTTGCGGGCCTCGCTCAGTGCGGTCTCAGCAGCTCGAACGCGGGCGGAGGCGTCCTCTTCACGGCGCTTAGCCTTGGCGACGTTCGAAGACGCGGTCTCCACCGCGGCCTCGTACTTCTTAACCTGCGCCTGCATCTTGTCGGTGGAGCGCTGCCCCTCGGCCGCTGTCTCCTGCATGCCCTTACGAACCCGGCCCAAGGACAGCAGGGCGGGCTTCTCGTTCAGGCTGATGATGCCGGACAGTTCACCGAGGGTCAGCGCCACCGGGGCCTCCAATGTTTAGTTATTTGCCGTCCCCCGGAGGGTTCAGCACCATACCCAGGCGGGTTTGAGGGATGGACCGGCGCGGATTGTGCGGATCCAAGACGGGGGTCTTGTTCAGCAGTCCACTAACGCGGGACGCGAACCACGACCAGGGCCTCTCCCGCAGGATTCCGCAGGAGAGGTCGATGGTGTAGGTGTCTTGGAAGTCCTGCTCGATCAGGCGCCAGTGTTTGAGGATTTCGTGCCAGGTGTGGCCTTTGCCCGCTTCGGGGTACTCGTACCACTCTGAGAGGCCCGTTTCCGGGTTGTACTGGCCGCGGCCGTAGACGTCCGGGTCGCCGTTCGGCGCTGTTCCCTGTTGGGCTCCGGTGCCCTGCCGCCCGCTAAAAAATACTGCTGGGCTGCTTCGAAGGACTGGGTCGTCCAAATGGTCACCAGGGAGGTCAGTTGCCGCAGGCCCTGGAAGGAGATGCCGTCTTCGAGGAGTTCGTCGTACGTGTCACCGAGGACAGCGCGGAAGAAGTCGATTTCCTCGTCGTCGGAGATGAGTTCGATGTCTTTCTCGGTGATGTTTTGCCCTGCCTGGGCTTTGAAGCCGAGGGTCATCATGTGCTGGATCTTCAGGCCGGTCTGGGCGGACACCGAGGCGAATCGGTATTCCTTGCCGCCGGCTGGCACGATGAGGGTCGGGCTGAGGAAGTCGTTGAGTTCTTTGAGTTCGGTCAAGGTGGTCTCCAAGGGTTTTGTCCAAGGGATAAGGGTGGGGCCCGGCCGCAGCGCCCCTTGGAAAACGCTGCGGCCGGGGGTCTAGTGGGTGTTACGGGACGGGCGTGTAGTCCGCCAGTTCACCGCGGCCGGCGATGGTGAAGTCAGCCTTGGTGAGGTCGGTGCGGGAGCCGCCGCCTTCGGTGAAGGTCGCGTCACCGATGCCGGTGTAACCGGTGGTGGCGCCCTTCTTGATGGCGCGGAAGTGCACGTAACCGTCTTCGCCCACGGACTTGCCGGCGGCCCGGAGGATCGCCTGACCCGGGTCAGCGGTTGCGCTGGCGCGGGGGACCTTGACGGTGCCGGACAGTTCGTAGTCCAGGCCGGTGCCGGTCTGCGAGCCCCATGCGCCGGAGTCGAAGTCCGAGTCGTCCTCGAGGTTCTTCGTCACACCCGGGGGCGTGAAGTCGGTGATACCGAAGACCTGGGTGAAGGTGGTCGGGATCGTGCCGTCCGTGTACGGGGCTACGAACAGGGTCCAGTCCGAGACGATGCCCGGGGTAATGGTGGCCATGCTGGCTCTCCTTAGTGGTTAGTCGTCCCGGTTTGGGCCGGTCCTGGTGAGGGTGATGTAGTAGTTGGCCGTGTGTTCGAGCCGGTTGTTTCCGTCCGGCCCGAGGGCGGCCCCTGACTGGTGTTCGATCAGGACTATGGGGATCCCGTCGAGGGTGATCCCGTTGACGCCGTGGAGCGCGTCGAATGCCCGGTCCACGATGTCTTTGTCCGAGATCCTGTCGTTGGGCTTGCCGCGGATGCGGAGCTGCAGCCCGATGACGGTGTCGGTGCCGGTGGAGTCGGACACCGGGTAGAGGGTCATGGCGATCGCCTTGTCCGGGGTGGCAGGGAGCACGTCGAGCGTTATCGCTGTGTCCGTGGATAGGTATGTGCCGGAGGTCATCCAGCGGCCTACCTGGGCGGTGCCGAGGTACTGCCCGATCGCGGTGAGCAGCCGGACACGGAAGCCGGTAGAGCCGTACACAACGGTCATCTACAGTTCCCCCTTGATGGTTCGGGCGATGATTTCGCGGACGACCGGGACCTCCGTGTTGAGCGGAGTTTCCAGGTACTTCGCGGTTCTGCCGGCGTCATGGCGAAGGTGTAGTTCCTCGTGCTGGTAGACCGCGTAAGGGGTGTCGAATGACACCGCTGCCCGCATCCTGGGGTGATCCGTGGATACCGTCCCGGAGCGTTCCAGGGTGGCTTCCTCGATGGGGACCAGTTTCTTGGCCTCCCCGAGGATGTGTTCCGCGGCGATCTCCAGTCCCCGGTTGGCTGACCTCTTGAGGGACTCGTCAATGTCCTGATTCAGGTGGAGGTTCCAGTCGGTCATGCGAGGTTCACCGTGATGTGGTCCGGGAGGTCCAGGGGACCGGAATCGGCCACGGTAACGCTGATGACGTCCATGGTCTTTCCCCGGTAGGTGACTTGGGACCCGGACGAGAACAGGTCCGGGCCCACGGTGTCTGTGGTGAACCTCGTGGAGGACACCACCTCGGCGCCGTCTGCGGCACGGACGAGGGTGTTGCCCTCGGCCACGAGCCCCATCACCTGGACCGGGTCGCTGTAGGCGTTCCCCCACGCGCCGGCGCCCATGAGGGTGATGACACTGACCTCGTGGACCCAGAACTCGGAGAACTCGCTCACAGCAGTTGCACCGCCCCGCCGAGGAGGCCAGCGTCAGCGAGGGTGTAGTAAGCGTCAGGGGCGAGCCCGTCAACCGCTTCCACCTTCGCCGCCGTCGCGCCCGCCTCGTAGGTGATGGACGCCCCGCCGATGGTTTTGGACTGGGCAGCCGGCTTCACACCAGCCCGCCCAAGGGACGGGTCAACCCCGTGGTCCGCCCAGAACTTGACCTGCGCGCACACGGCCTCACGGAACGCTTGCCGCAGAGCCGTGTCAGTCGGGTACCCGTCCGCGTCCGTGGCGTACCGGGCGGACCGGGTCTCCGCCCGCATCATGGACGAAGCTGAGCGGAGGAGGGCCGCCGCGTTCTCCGGCGGCGTGGCTGGTGTGATCCATTCGGATAGTTCAGCCTCGGTAGCGTAGAGCTTCACGGCGGCCCTCCCTTACTTATTCGGCGGTGACGTTGGTGACTGCCTCGCGGATTTCGTCCCGGCTGAGGTCCTCCAGGGACTCCTCCGGGATACCGACCGACAGGGCGTACGCGTGCCAGTCGGCCTTGGAAGCGTTCCCCGCAGGGGCAGCCGGGACCGCGGTCGGGTCGGTGACGTGCTGGGACTCCGCCTCGTCCTGCTTGGCGGTGTCATCCACGTGCACGTCACCTGGCCTGACCGGCCGCACACCTTCGGAGGCGTGAATCTCCGGGGCGATGACCTCCGGGCCGTGAGGGTTGGCCTTGCCCGCGTTCGTCGGGGCGAGGTAGTCCTCCGGGCGGGGGTCCACGGCGGCGTCCCGGAGCGCGGTGCCCACCACCATGGTGCCCTCCACATCGCGGGGATCGACCGTCTCCGGGGTCGGAGGCGGTGTGGCGTCGGAGTCGATGCCGTACCCGGCGGACTGCAGGTACAGCTTCACGCCGGCGGGAAGTTCCTTGTCGAACTCGGCCACACCATCGGTGAAGGCCAAAGCGGTTGACCCGTACACCGAGGTGCCGGTGTAGCGCTTGTCTGGGCTCGTAATTTTCATGCTGCCCTCCTTGGGCTGTAGCCCGGTGCGGGACCATTGGCGGCCCCGCACCGGTCGTACGGGTCAGAGGTTAGGCAACCTTGATATTGCGGAAGACGCCCGCGGCCTTGGTCTTCTTCAGGACCACTGCGGCCGGGCCGAGCTCGGCTTCACCGGTCTTCACTGCACCGGCGGTGGAGAAGTCCGGCATCCAGTTACGGACCAGGGAGCCGGTGGTGGACACGGCGTGGAAGCCGTCCAGGCCGAAGCGGACCGCGTACAGGTCACCGAGGCCGGTGATGCTGCCGCCGGCGCCGCCGCCGTCAGCGTCGCGGGCGGTGGTGGCGAGTACGTCCGTGTTGGAGCCGTCCTTGGTGCCCGGGTCGATCAGCGGGATGCCATTGTACGAGCCCACGGTCCGGCCAAAGGCGTCCGTGGTCTTCTCGTACTGGTCAGCCCACATGGCCAGGCGCTTGAACATCGACAGGACCTTCTTGGGTCCGTAGATGGCGTCCGGGGTCTCGTCCAGCAGGGACAGCCAGGCGTCGATCTGCTCGATCTCGGCAATGGCCTCGGCCTTGGTGTCCACCGTGGTCCAGTCGCGGTAACCCGTGCTGGTGCCGTTGGCCAGCGGCAGGTACTCCGTGGTGGTGCCGGTCAGAATCTTTGACAGGCCATCGAACCCGTTGGCGTCCACCGCGGTGTCACCGTTGAAGACAGCGTCGTTGAACTTCGCAGACGTCGCCTTGAGGAGTTCGCGCATCTGGAACGCGGTCTCACGAGCCTGACCGACGCTGTCCAGGACACGGTCAATCTGGAACGAGCCGCCGAGGGGCTTAAGGTCCACGGAAGCGCGGACCTTCGTGGCTTCCTGCGGGGCGTACTCGGAGTTGATCGCACGGAACGCGGCGCCACGCTGAGTGAGCTGCCGGGTGTACGAGTAGGTGAGGGTCGCGCCGCCACCTGCAGGGGAGACAGCCTCATCGAACGTGATTCGGTTGAGAATGTCGTTGGATTTCTGGAACTCATCGATGATCTGGACATCGACGGCGTCAGTGACGTTGAGCTTCGCCTGGGCGAGAGTTACGGGCATTGCATGCTCCTAAGGGGTTAGCGGGCCATCTTCTTGGCGATGGCGTCTTCGAGGGTGGTGGGTTTCGCAGGCTGTTCCCCGGTCCCGCCGGTGAAGTCGCCGCCGCTCGTGCCGGCCGCCCGGACCGCCTTGAGCTTG